GTCATTTGCATTAATATCTGTTAGAGATGTAGCTAAAAGAAGTTTACCCGTACTAGTAGTAGCATCAGCAGATGCTCCCATAATTCTAAGTTCGTCTGCACTTGCGTCCCATTCCATGTATGCGCCAGCAGCATTTCCAAATAATTTTACATCATGTCCTGCATCATCAACACCAACTGTTATTGTACCTAGTGCTGTTAATGCACCATCTGCTAAAGTTAAAAGGTCTGTATCATCAGTGTGACCTATAGTTGTTCCATTAATTAAAACATTATCAATATCTAATGAACCACCACTAATTAATCCTGTTGTCGTGATTGTAGAAGAACCTGTATCAATAGTTCCAAAACCAGAAGTAATTGAACCTGAATCCAAAGCCCCAGTTGTAACAATATTACCACCACCAACACTATGACTTGCAAAGTAAGTTGATACAGTATCAACATTGGTCATTGCCATTGTACCATTATCATTGATTAAGATACCATCACCACTTGCTACTGCTGTAGTACCCCTTGAAGTACCTCCATCAATTAGATTTATTTCTGCTGCTGTAGAAGATACAGCTGTACTTCCTAACGTGAATTGTCCATCAGGCACAATAAGACCTGCACCACCTGCAAGAATTAAATCGTCAGCAGAAGTATCCCATAACATATAGGCACTTGATGTATCCCCAAAAAATTTTGTATCATAACCTTGTCCATCAACACCAGATGTAAATGTAGCATCTATTTGAACTGCACCATCAATATCTACGATGTCTAAGTTTGATGTTCCATCAATATCCGCATTACCGGATATATCCAATGTTGCTGCGTCTAATTCACCCGATAAAGTAATATCAGTGGCACCAGTAATAGCACCATTTAATGCAACAGCACCATTAATATCTATTGTGGTTGCAGCTATTTGTATTTCTGTATCTGCTATTAAATCTAATTGACCGTCTGTAGATGAATAAATATATAATGCAGTATCTCTAAAATTTAATCGTTCAGTGCTATTAATTAAAATATCATCAGAGAATTTAAAATAATCCTCATCTTCCATCCATGTTAAAACACCATCAGCATCGGCACCGTCAAATGTTAATGTATAGTCAACGCCTGCGGATCCTGAGCCAATTGTTAAATTATCATTTGTATCAAGATTAGCAACCTTGCTTGCTGGCAAGGTGCAAAATACATCTTTTGTTCCTGCACTAAAACTAGTAGCAGAATCACTATTTGAACTTGAAATAACTGTTGTTCTCGCCAGTGTATCGGTTGATGCATCAGTAACGGTTCCAAGACCGACTTCCCATTCTGCTTCATCACGATTAACAATGGCGTAATATGTCGTATTGCCATCACCAATACCTGCAACAAAAGTCTGAAAACCTGAAACGGCGCCGCTTAAATCAAGCGTACCTGTTCCTGTTGTTGTCGATGTTTCCTTTACTCTGTCGTCTAATACGAGAGCCATATATTATCTCCTATGCTAATCGTAAGATAGCATTACTTGCATCTGCAGCTGGGAATTGAATTGTAAACGTTCCACTTGTTGATGTCTTATCACCACCAAAGTCCAATACAACAGCCGCCTTATTTGAATCTGTACTATTGTAGATCAATGCTCCTCTTGCTGTGATTGTTGCTGATGTAAAAGATACATCGGAAAAATCAGTAAGAGCAGTTGTTCCACTTGTTGTTGGTGTCACATTTGTTAATGATCCACCTCCAGCCGTATAGGTTCCTGAAGCAGAAACTTCATTTGTACTGGAATAAGCAGTTGTTGAAGCACTTAGGGTAGCTGAACTTGAATACAATGCAATTTTAAATGTATCACCCGTGGTCGCCGTAAAATTATGTGTTCCAACGAGCAATTCCTGCTTAAAACTTGTGCAAACAGCTTGAGTTATTGCCATTTTCTATCCTCCTATGGATTATGTGACTGCAAAGGCGTTCGTAGCGCCCCGTGCATATACTCATCTCTTCGGTGCCTTCCTTGTTGCTCTATCATCAACTCTTGGATAGCACGTTGATATGATTGTTCATATAATTGCAGCATTTCCGCTGGTCCCTTCAAGAATTTGAAGGCTTCTGCAAGACATCCGTAGAGCAATACTATTGGGGCATTATTACCCAACCATGAGGTTGTATTGGTACTGGACAGTCTTGTTGGTAATCTTGTAATTCCCAATTCTACATATAACGCAGAACTAGGGGTTGGCGCAAGATAAATCGTATTTTCATCCCACCATGCCCAATATTTTGGTGTTCCTGTAGATGTTCTTATTGGCCAATATTCATTCATAAAACTGACGTCTCGTTGCTCCAAAAAATCCCTTGCAGCGGAAGCAGAAGCATAAACCATGACAGTCCGTATTGTCGCCAAGGATGTTGGCTCTGGTGTTGTTCCACCAGGCAAAGACAAGAATGGACTATCTGCCGTCAAGGTTGAATATTGATGAGACTTGAATACATCCAAGTCAACATCTCGCAAAATTCTATTTTCCGTGTGCTCTATAAAATCATCTGTCCTTGTTGATGTTAGCACATCCGTGCTTGTTTCTGTATAATCTAAAATCTGTGTTGTTAATTCTGCATATGTTGTCATGACGTGCTCACTGTTACTATTCCAACTGATGTTCCAACAATAGGAGCCTTGTTAGATTCTGGTTGCATTGTATCATTATGATCAAAGAATCCTTGACCGCCCACAAAAACAACCATTGGTTCTTTTCTAGCGGAACGGGCATCTTTCAGACTTTGTGCATCGGAAGTATGCTTGCTTCTCTCCAATTGAGGATGCTTTTTCTCAAATTCTGACTTATGAACAAATGATCCATTCCATTCCTTGATCATTTCCTTGTACGGAAATTCTCTTCCGCTTCGATCAGAGATCGCTTTCGCGTATTTACCTGATGCATGCGCCATTATCTATATCCTAATGGTCGTGTTAATTGATTAAGGGATACAATGCCACCCATGTTATATTTATCCATCATATCTTCTAATGCTTTAACAAATGTTTCTATTATAGAATCGGGAAGAAGTTCAAGCTCTTTTATTGGCGTTGGATCCATACCCATGTAGTCTGACAAAGACACAAATTGTTGTTTAATTGGTGATAACTCTTTGTAGTCCATTATATGACTCCTCTTTCGGGTATAGCATAAAAACTGGAACGCGGCCTGTCTTCTTCCGAAGCGCGCTGCCATTCTTCTTCATACAGTTGTTTGAGTAAAGGTGTTCTCTCCGGTGACTTTTTCAAGGACACATAGTAAGCCATTCCGGCTGTTAGACACGGGAGGAAACGTGTAGGAATATCCAACTCATCTTCATAGTCGCCTGCATCTTGAATCTTAGTTAATCCCCAATACTTAAAAGTATCAGCGGCATTAGGCGTTGGATAAAGATATAATGTTGGGGTAGACTGACCACGCAATAAGTAATATTGCGTTGGAACGGCCTCTGTTGATTTTTTTGAAATATTTAAATACTCGGCACGGCTAATGCGATCAACTTCAATATCAACCGTTGTATCAGAAGCCTTGTAGACAACTGCTTCCAATATATCGATGAGATCAGAATCAAGCGTATAGCTTGTTGTGCTCGCCGTTAATGTTTGTGTACGCAGTTCAACGGTCCATAGATTAATTCCTCTATTAGCCCATTCCGCCAACAGAAGATTTAAGGACCGTCTTGCTGATTTTAAATCATAGCCCGAGCGCGCGTGCAAACCGCATCTCTCAAAAGCTTCCTGTATGACGTCATCAACATCCAGATCAAAAGCGTTAGTGCCTGAAAGTGCCATCTAGATTAACCTTTTTTCTTTTTCTTTTTCTTCTTATCTTTTTTTTTCTTAGGTGGTCTTCCTTTTTTACTTCCGTATGTTCCTGGTCCTTTTGGCATTTTGCCTCCTTTTGATATTTGTTTAGGTATCGAAGATCTCGATATCATTTATTAGTATGATTTTCTTAGCTGTAATACAACAGTATAGTGGTCATGATTTGTATGACCATGAGTCGTTAAATCAATGTCACCATTATATCCAGATGCTAATGTATTTTTAATACCACCGAATGATCTAAAATCCATGTGACCTGAATCAGGTCCTGCCGCTGCGCTTCCGCCTACGACTGCTGCTACAACATTTGTTGTCGCATTCCATTCCAAAGCTACACGCATGCCTCCAACATCGTACCAAATTTGTTCAATAGTGACAAGTGCGGGAGTTAATCCGGCATTGCTTGCCGCTAAAGCTGAAACATCAACTTTTGCTACTGAACTTTCTCCAGTACCGTCCGATATGTTTGTGAATTTCATGACAGCGATTCTATCGCCATCAGATAAAGTTTGACTTGTTACGGCATCTGCCATTTTTTCCTCCTATTGGAGAGAGGGGGTTTTCACCCCCGCTCCGTTAAAGTTTATTATTCGTAAACGTTTCTACTTA